TTTAAAAAAATAAAAGAGGCTAACATTAAGAAGTTATTTAAATTTAAAAATCTTAATAAATTTTTAATTGAATACCTTTGTAAATTTGAAAATGAAAGGTAAAATGAAATTAAATAATACTTCTAAATTTGATATTGATTTAAAGTATGGTCAAGTCAGAGAGAAAAGAGTAGCTGAATTGTTAAGTAATGATAAAGTAGAAATCAAAACTGAACGAAGTTGGTGGAGAAAAACAGGCAACATAGCAATTGAATATGAATATAGAGGTAAACCTAGTGGCATTGATAAGACAGATGCTAAATGGTGGTTTCATATTCTTGAACAACAGAAGAAAGAATATTGTATGTTAGTGTTTAGAGTAACAACTTTAAAAAAGATTGTTAAGAAATATAAGAAGACACATACTAAAAACATAGGAGATTATAGGGCTAGTAAATGTGTAGTCATTCCGATTAAAGAAATCTTTAATGAGAGGTGCTATAGTTTATAAAAATTATGAGTAACAGAGAATTAATATCAGCGTATAAAGAACAGTTAAAAAATTTAACTGATGAGAAGCAAGACTTAATTAGATTGTCAGAAGAAAAAGATGCAAGAATTAAGAAACTTTTAATTCAGTTGGAACAAGCTAACTCTGATGTAGAAAACTTAGGCAAAAGAGTAGCTGAGGTAGAGAAAAAAGCTAAGAAAAAAGAGGATATAAAAAACACAATCAACAAGAAGATTGAAGAAGTCTTAAAAAAAGAAGAAGAAATAATTGTTGACAAGGAAGAATAATTGTGTTAATATCTCATCATAAAATAAATAAAAATATAAATAGAGGTAAAATATAAAATGGCAATAGTAGAAGGAATAGCATACTGGGCTTCAATCACAAGACCCAACGAAAAATTCGAACCAATGTGGAGAGTAGATGTAGCCTTATCTGATAAGGATGCAGAAGAGTTTAAGAGTAAAGGTGTTAATTTAAAAGAGTCTGTTATAGAAGACAAGACAGTTAGTAACCTTGTAACTTTTAAAAGAAAAGTCTCTAAAGCAAATGGAGATAGAAACTCTCAACCAACATTAGTTGATGCAGAAAAGAAACCATTAGATAAGATAGTAGGTAATGGTAGTAAAGTAAAGGTTATGTATAAATCATATGATTGGAATTATAAAGGTAAGACAGGTACAGGCTTAGATTTACAAGCAGTACAGGTTGTTGACCTTATTGAATATCAACCTAGAGAAGATTTTAATGTAGAGAAATCTGAGAATGGTGTTGACATCAAGGAAGATTTTTAGTATCATCAATCGAGAATGAATAACTTATACCATTCATTTTCTTACTCCGAGGGGGAGGCGATTAGTAAAATGATTGCCTCTCCTTTTTTTATGCAATAACAAATAATGAGGGCGACAATGGAAACAAACAACAATGGGTTTATAAAATATCACCTGCCATGTCCACTATGTTCTAGTAGTGATGCAGTTTCAATGAACAAGGATGGGTCAGCATATTGTTTTTCATGTCAAGAACATATAAAGGAATACAATATGGAAACACAAGAAATACAATCAACAAAATCAACGAATGAATATGAGGTAAAAGATTATCTCAAACAATCTAACTATGCAGAAATTGTAGATAGAAATATTAAAGAACCTACTTGTAAAAGGTATGGTGTTACAGTTAAAATGGATAGTGTGGGTACTATAACAAATCATTACTACCCCTACCATGATAAGCAAGGTGCAAAGATAGCAACAAAAACTAGATACACAAAGTTAAAAGAGTTTAGTTTACAAGGTAATACTAAAGTATCAGGTTTGTTTGGTGAACATTTATTCTCTAAAAATAAATATATAATTATAACTGAGGGTGAGTTAGATTGTTTATCAGCGTACCAAATGTTTAAGACAGATAGATATGAAACTCCAGTAGTTAGTATTAAGAATGGTATTACATCAGCAGTAAAAGATATTAAAGGAAGTTTAGATTGGTTAGAAAAATTTGATAATGTAATAATTAATTTTGACAATGATGAGCAAGGTCGTGTTGGTGCTTTGAAAGTAGCTGAGTTATTTTCTCCTGGAAAATGTAAGATACTTCATTTACCTGAGGGATATAAAGATGCGTCAGATTGTTTACAGAAAAATAAAATACAAATATATACTAAAGCATTTTGGGATGCAAAACTATATGCTCCTGATGGAATTATAAATGCTAATATATTATTTGATGCTATAACTAAACCAAATTTAAAATCATTTGTTCAATATCCTTTTGAGGGTATGAATAAAATTACTTATGGTATTAGACCATCAGAGTTAATTACATTTACAGCAGGAAGTGGCTTAGGTAAAACTCAAGTGATGAGAGAAGTAGTACATCATATGATTAAATCAACAGAAGATAATATTGGTTTGTTAATGTTAGAAGAAACACCAGTAATAACTTCTAAAGGTTTGATGAGTATTGAGGCAAATCAAAGATTACATTTACCTGATGTTCATGTAAGTAAAGAAGAGATGAAGACTTACTTTGATGCAACAGTAGGTACAGGAAGAGTATTTATGTTTGACCATTTTGGCTCAAACTCTATTGATAATATTGTATCAAGAGTTAGATACTTAGCTAAAGGATTAGATTGTAAGTATATTATAATTGACCACGTTAGTATTATAGTATCAGACCAAAGTCATGGAGATGAACGAAGAGCATTAGATGAAATTATGACTAGACTTAGAACACTTGTACAAGAGACAGGAGTTGCTATGATAGTTGTATCACATCTAAGAAGACCTGATGGAAAAGGACATGAAGAGGGTGCTGCGACATCTCTATCACAATTAAGAGGCTCAGCAAGTATAGGACAATTATCTGATATGGTAATTGGTTTAGAGAGAGATGCTCAGAATGATGACCCTGATATTAGAAATACAACAAGAGTAAGAGTATTAAAGAATAGATTTGCAGGATTAACTGGTCCATGTTGTGACTTACGTTATGATGCTGACACAGGTAGATTGAAAGAGGTTGAAGTAGATGAAATTTGATAAGGTAGTTTTTGATATAGAGACTACTCTCAACGCAGATAAAATTTGGTGTATCATCTGTAAACATAATAAGACTTACTATCAATTTACAGATGGTAAAAATTTACACAGGTTTGAAGAGTTTGCTAAAGAGACTAAGGAATTTATTGGACATAATATAATAGGCTTTGATGTACCAGTAGTTAATAAATTTTTTGGTAAAGATTTGTTTACTAATTGTAAGATTACAGATACCTTAGTGTTATCAAGATTATTAAACCCAGTAATAGATGGTGGACATTCTCTTAAAAATTGGGGTACTAAACTAGGTCAAGCTAAGATAGAGTTTGAACAGTTTGAATATCTTTCAGATGATATGTTAAAGTATTGTAGGAATGATGTTGAATTAACTGAAAGACTTTATAAATTTTTAATAAGAAAGATTGTAGATTTTGGAGAGTCAGTACAGTTAGAACATGATGTTGCTAGAATAATACAGACTCAACATGATAAAGGATTTAAGTTAGATATTATAAATGCTTATGGATTACAAGCTAAGTTTCAAGAAGATATGAATGACCTAACTACAAAAGTTAGAAAAACATTTCCTCCATTAAGATTAGAAGAAGAGTTTATACCAAAGTCAAATAACAAATCAAGAGGTTATGTTAAGGGAGTACCTTTTACTAAAGTAAAATTTAAAGAATTTAATTTAGGTTCAAGACAACAGATAGCAGAAAGATTAGTTATGCTTGGTTGGAAACCTAAAAAGAAAACAGACAAAGGACATATCATTGTAGATGAAAAAGTTTTATCTCAAATAAAAGATATTCCTGAGGCTAAATTAATTAACAGGTTTCTAATGCTTCAAAAAAGAATCGCCCAAGTTTCCTCCTGGATTGAAGCAGTTAGAGAAGACGGAAGAGTACATGGCAAAGTAATAACCAATGGTACAATTACAGGAAGGATGAGTCATCAATCGCCCAATATGGCTCAAGTTCCTGCTGTGTACTCTCCTTATGGTAAAGAATGTAGGGGGTTATGGACAGTAGATAAGGGCTATAAATTAGTAGGAGTGGATGCATCAGGTTTAGAATTAAGGATGTTGGCACACTACATGAACGATAAGGATTATATAAATGAAGTCATTAATGGAGATATACACACATCAAATAAAATTGCTGCTGGTTTGGAATCAAGAGATGAGGCTAAAACTTTCATCTATGCTTTCATATATGGGGCAGGGAATAGAAAAATCGGCTCTATCATTGGAGGCTCGGAAAGAGATGGAGAAAGAATTAAAGAAAAATTTCTTAGAGCAACACCAAGTCTTAGACGCTTACGAGAAAAAGTGGAAAGAGTGGCTCAACGTAGATGGGTCAGAGGAATCGACCAAAGAAAAATAATTATAAGACATCCTCACGCAGCTTTAAATACTTTATTGCAGGGTGCAGGTGCTTGTGTTATGAAAAAAGCGTTGACATTGCTAGAAGAATATGTTATAACTAAACGAATCAGAGCCTTCCCAGTTGTGAATGTTCATGATGAATTTCAATATGAAGTTCAATCAGATAGAGCAGACGAATTTGGAAGACTTGCAGTACAATCAATCAGGGATGCAGGAGATTTATTAAATGTTCGGTGTCCATTAAATGGAGAATATAAAATTGGAAACAATTGGTCAGAAACACACTAAAGATATTTCTACTTTAGCTACTGATATAAAACAGCTAATAGCAAATATCTCTAAAGGGAAGTCAGCTAAGATTTCAGATAGTCAGATGAATAAGTTTCTTGATAATATTAAAGAAGCTATGTTAGCTTGGAATAACCCTGATAGAAAAAAACAAGGAATGTTAAGAATGTCAGTACTAGGTAAACCACCTAGACAGTTATGGTATGATAGGTTTAGTCCTAAAAAATACTTAGCTGGTGATGCTAGTCTTAACTTAAAATTTTTATACGGACATATATTAGAACATTTAGTTTTATTTTTAGCTGAATTGTCAGGACATAAAATTGAAGACCAACAAAAGAAAGTTGAGATAGATGGTGTTACTGGACATATAGATAGTAAAATAGATGGAGAGATATGTGATGTTAAATCAGCATCATCATTTGGATTTAAAAAATTTAAGTCAGGTGAGTTATTAGGTGATGACCCATTTGGGTATCATGCACAGATAGCAGGATATGAACAAGCTGAGGGTACAAAGAAAGGTGCTTTTCTTGTTATAGATAAAGTGTCAGGAGATATATGTTTGTATCAACCTGATGATTTAGCTAAACCTAATGCTAGTCATTTGATTAAAACTTTAAGAGATACATTAGAGAAGAAAGAACCACCTGAAGAAAAATGTTATCCATTAAGTAATACTAAAGCAGGTAATAAAGAATTAGCAATTGGTTGTCAATTCTGTAATCACAAGTTTGAATGTTACAAAGATAGTAATAATGGAAAAGGTTTAAGAATATTTAAATATGCTAGTAAGAATGTTTACTTAGCAGAAGTAAATAAACAACCTAATGTAGATGAGATAACATCTCAATTTAAAGATGAGTTAAAAAACTATAATAAAAAATATGCCTGATAAATCTTTTGAACCTTTACCTTTTCAATGTACTATAAGACCTAGTTGGATTCATGGTTTAGGTTTGTTTGCTACAAAAGAAATTAAAAAAGATACTGAATTAGGTATATCACATATAGAAGTTGAAGGTACTTTATATAGATTAGCACTTGGTAGTTTCATTAATCATTCTGAAAAATCTAATTGTGTAAGAGTATTAAAAGGAAACAAATGGTACTTACAAACAACAGAAGATATTTTTGAGAATCAAGAGTTAACACTTACTTATATGTTATATGAACCAAAATGAAATGTTTTTATTGTGATGCAGAAGTAAGATGGAATAATGATTATGATACCGAAGACACTTATCCTGAGTCAGAACATAAAATAGTTAGTATGTATCAATGTGATGGATGTAATGCTTGGTATGAAGTCTTTCATCAAAAAAAGGAAACAGAATGAATACAAAAAAAATGAGTAAGATAAGAAGGAAAGCAGAGCAGTTTCTTGTTGTATGGTTAAAAGGATTGTTAAATAAAAAAGAACAAGCTAAGGTAAATGTAAAAAATATATTTACATTGATGCCTCCTCAGACTCATTACTGGCAAGGTACTACATTAAAGTTACAACCTTGGTCTTATAAATGGATAGTACAGAAGTTAAAAAAGAATCCGTTGTTGACATATGACCAATTGAATGATACACTTCAACCAACAGAAAAAGATTTAAGAAGACATAAGATGATTGAAGAAGGACCTATCAAACATGACAAATAAAGATTTATTTAAAGGCATGACATATGATTCACTTAATAAACAAGTGGATGGAAGTCATTATAAATCTTTTGCGATACAACCTGCAGAATTTATTAATGAAAATAATTTACAATTTGCAGAGGGTAATGCAATTAAATATATTTGTAGGCATCCTCATAAAGGTAAACGAAAAGATATTGAAAAAGCTATTCACTATCTTGAAATGATATTGGAGAGAGACTATGATAAATGAATCACAAATAACACAACTAGAAAAAAGAGCAAGAGGGTTTAGAAGAATTATATCTTCACTAAATGATTTACCTATGTATGGAATAAATCCTACAATAGATAAAATGTTATATGTAAAGATAGATGATTTGAAAGACCATTTAAAAAAGAAGATACAAAGAAACAATGAAAAATTAAATGAGATACATACTGAAAGTATTGATAGTTTAATTGATGATAGTGATGGATAATAATGGTAAATAAAATTTATGATATGGGTGGCAAACAAATTAATTCAACCCCACCCATTTACAATTTAAGAGTTTGTTTAGTCGGCTCAAATGATTTAGATATAAAAAATATAGAAACTTTTGGTGTTGCTGAAGATGGATTCTTTATGGTAAAAGTAAAAAGTAATCCTAAGTTTCCTATATTTATGACTAATCCCACTCGTATTCAAACATTAGAAGTTTATACTAACAATGAAAAACCAATGACTAAATTACAATCTGAAAAGGGTGATGATGATTTTTTAATGGATTTGTTGAGAAAGCAAAATGCAGATACCTCGAAAAATAAAAAAGACTAGCAAGAGAGTTAAGAAAAGGGAAGCAGATTTAGCTGTATTTAAATTGATTATAAATAATCAAGGACAATTTATTACAGAACATTCTTTATATCCTAAAGATAAAGTTCATTTACATTTTAAGAAACAAAACTCAGGTATAATAAGTGCTATGTTAAGAGAAGCTAAAGTTAAGTTTGAGGATTTGCATATTCTTTTAGAAAAGATTGCAAAGTATTTAGCTTAGGATTCTGTTAATTCAGTACAAGTAAACGATACAACAATCTTTAAATTATTAACATCAGTTTCCTCAAGTGTATGCAATTCTTTTAATGAACGGATATAACCTGCAGCAGCACAATCAAAATGACTTTGATATAAATGTGGTTGTGATTTAGGTTCAGCACATTCTTGTGCAACCATAGAACACATTAATAATACTAATTCAAATTTTCCCATTATT